CAGTGCGTAGTCGTCATCGGAAACGAGTCCGAGATCATGCAGCTCGTCGGCAACAGCTTCAGACGCCCATGGCATAAGATTGTTGGTGCAGTCGGAGTAGTCCACGGAAATCATCTCTTCATCATCATGTAGCTTATTGCGGCCAATGACGCGCAACAGGTATTCAGCCGAAACGTCCTCACCAACGAGGGCGAATACGCCTGAACTGTGACGCTTCAATGCGGCATGTAGCCACTTTTGCATGGGAGAGAGACTCCACTGTAACAACGCCGGACCGGCGGTGATGTTTCGTACCTTCAAGGCCTCGCTCAGGGGTGATATGCGCACAGGAACTCTGCGCTCCATCACCTCCTCAACGGCGTTCTGTCGGGCTGTCTCAAAGGCCTGTGATAGGTTGGCCTCGGTACCCCTGGCGTTCAAATACACGCCCCAAGTGGTGTCGGAGCCACGGTGGTCCTCATCAGGATTAGACGGACCACTAGGCTCATGGAATTTGACACCACGAGGGAAGGGAATGAGGGTAGGGTGACGATGTCCGTTGTCGGTGAAATCGACAGGAGGGCCAGTAGGTGACAATGTATCAACTAGTTCACCATAGGTACCACCCAGAGCACGACCGCGTTCAAAACAAGCGGATGTGCTCGGGATTGGCGGGGGATGTGCCGCCCGGTAACTATCGTAGGTTTCAACACCATTGAAAACCTCACGTACGGTCCTCCTGATCTCATCGATCATGGAACTCTTGTTCAGCACCAAGTTACGTGGTGCAGCAAGCGGAGGGACGTCGCCCCACTGCAGCAGCCAGGAACTCCGCTGCGCAGGGGGGTCGCGCTCCGTCGTCAACTTCTCAAACCCTTCAACCGCGGCGAGCTGACACTCCCACCAGCTCGGCCGGGGCATGGAGCCCTTTGACATCTTGACAGAGTGAAGAAAGGAATGGAGGCGCTCGCTACTGCTGGTCTTTTGGAAGAGACGAAACCAGCGGTGGCAAGCACCACCCAGTAGAACGTCTGCACGATCTCCGTCCGGAATCCCTGCGGGCCGAGGCGGGAGGTCCTGGTGGAGGGTCGCGGCATAGAATGAGGCAAGCTTATATTTCATCAAGCTCACCCAACTCAGCTGCGGCCCACACCAGGACTCCCATCTCGCCCCATAGGCACGGACGAAGTCCTGCAGTTGTCGGCGAGGCTTGAAGCCATACGCACAGTACACTTGCAGTATAGCTTCAGCACATCGTTCAAGTTGATGCACATCAGCGCTACCTGCTGGCACCGAAAGGGCCTCAGGCTTGGCAGCGCTGGGAGGTGTTGGTACACCACGCGAATTCCCACGGTTATTTCGGGATGCTCCCTTGCGGGAGCGAGCGCTCTTACGAGCGCTCTGCGTGGTGTTGTCAGATCTTCCTACCATTGGGTCGTGACAAATGTTGCGGCGGTAATTTGTACTTTG